GTTGAACCGACTGGTAAAATAGTGCCATCTGCAACGACTAGAACACCTGATTTGGCAGGCTTAGGTTCTTGTAAAAGTGGAGGGTTAAGAAGATCTTCCAACTTCGTTGTAGTATCTAACCAATCTAAAAAAGGTTTAACTCTAGCATCAGGTAACACAGTGGCGACGTAGTCATCCATCCAAGCCGCAGGTTCATTCCTGTATTGCTCATCCTTTGGGTACATTGAGCCCCAAATTCTCATTGCTTCTGTATCTTTATGGACCTCAATGGGCGTAACATGAAGAAACATAACACGACGAACAAATGGACCAAGAATTGGCGTAAACTCATCAGTGAGTATATATGCGCGACTCTTCTCAATCAACTTCATCACAGGTGTAACGCTCGGTTTAAGACTTACTGTAACATGAATCTTAGTTAACTGTCTGGGAAGGTCACAACACGAGTTGAGATCACCTAACCAAACTAAAGGGGAATAGGTTCGAGCCAAAAACTTGACTCCAAAACAATTTTTAAGGATAGCTTCAGCCTCTACAACTTGTCCTATCAACGCCGCAGCTCTCTTATAAGCCGCTGGACTCACGTCTGAAGTAACTCCATCATCTCCTCCATATATACCAAGGTGTTCCCAAGCGGACACAGGTGAGTGCCCGGCTAAACGCCCTTCTAGGTAAGATGTGAAGGAATTTGTGACCCCATTAAAACTTGCGGTTTCCGGAGATCCTGAGAGTCTTGAATACCCAGTTTCATAGGAAACACCTTCGGTAGTGAAGGCTTTAAGGCCATACTGTGAGCGGTGTAGCTCAATCAGCTTAGGATGATGTTCATAACGGAACGCTCGCAACAAACAAATTCTCTCTAAAACACGCATGACATTAGATCCATGGCCGTCGAACTTACTAAAATCTGAGTTGGTTATTGAAGTTTGAGCTCCAACACACACCTCCACAACTCTCTCGGATATTTCTAGAGGAGTCTTACCAAATGCATACCACTTTTGAGTCTTAAGACACTGTTCAGCAAAGACATAAATGAATAAGGAATACGCAGCTTTGTCAACACCATTTATGGTTGATATGAGGCGTGGCGCTTTAGCACAGTCCCCATAAGACTCCTTCTTTAAGAACGAAGCCACATAGCGTATGAAATCAGCACCCATACCATCGGATTGATCGAGGATCATTCTTTGGCTAGGTCGATTTTGGCGATCCTTTAACTCATCATTGTCAGTCGGATTAAGTGTGTTAGCTAAGCGATCAGGGATCAGAAAGGTTGCATACTCCTGAATACATTGCATCAAAAAAGGGCTAATGTGTAATAATGGAGGTTGTACCTTAGTGACACGCTCTAAAGCGGCTTGCTTTTCAGACTCAATTCCTCGATCAGGAACCCAACAATCTGAGACGATTGGGGACATAAAGGATACGAGGAGACTCTTGTTAGCTGGGTCATAAGTAGTAGGGTTGAATTGGTAACGTCGAATCGATTCTTCAACGGGGCAAATTACATCAGGTTTAGTTTGAGTTTTCGAACGGTGATAGTCCTGCATTATAGCTCCACCTATACGGTCGCCATCTAGCCAAGACATCGCTTGAGAGTTCGTGAAA